GCATGGAGATGGGGGCTGCCGTCTTCGTGAAGCTCGCTGGCAACCAACCACTCATCCAGGGCGTAACGAGCCTGAATCGTGGAGAGGTACTCCTCCTTCGTGAGAGTACATTGGGGCATAGTAACGAACCAGCCCTTGGCTTGAATTCGTTTCTTCTGGGAAGGACAGGGGGCCAAAGGAGGGGGGGTGTCGTCGTTCGTGCCGTGAACTTCGACCAGGGATCGTTTGCCCAGGGCACCCTCGGCTAGGACTTCGTCGTCGCTCGATGGACACTCATCCAAGATTCTCAAAGCCTCTGACTTCGGCTTTGGGTTCTTCCGCCGAGGCTTGACATCCTCTATGGAAGAAGGGGGTGGGAGCTTGTGGAGAGCCGTCAGCATTCTGTCGTAGCTCTCAAGCTCCTGATCATTCGCCTCTTCGTGATCTTCGAGTCTCATGAGTTGATTCTCCGGGTAATATTATTATCCGGAGAATCGCCTCTTTATATAAGATTCGTCTTCGTAATCTTGAATTTGATTGGTTAATTTTAACGAAATTAGGTTAACGACCGTCAGGCTGACTAGTGGTCGGGTTGTAGACCAGGTTCTGAGCAGGAACGTGCGGATCTGAGTAGACCCAGTGCTGGTCGCACTTGAGGTTAGCTCTGATGGTGAATTGGTTCTCGAAGTAGTTGGTAACCCACCTGAATGCGATCAAAAGGACCTGTTGGTCGTGTCCATCCAAAGGAGTGTAATTGGGGCGAGCCCAGAGGTTAGAGACGTCTTCTGAGATGGCGCCACCGTTGGTGTCTGTCGTGTTCCTCACAGTATTGGCGACCTTCATGGGAGCTCCGTCATGTTCGAAGGCGTCCACCTTGAACGTCATTCTTGTTCCCCCACGCTGCCCGTTGGAGGTTAGAATGGCCTGACGAGCCCCTGGCTGTGAAGTGAGCATGCCGTAATAGTCGATGCCAGTGTAGACGGTAGCCGTATCTGTCGGGTCCAACTGCGCTGTCACTGGTTGCCCGCCTGGAGGAATGGGGAAGTTAGTGACCTTACGAAGTTGCGAGAGAGGGACGATCTTAGCGACGACAAGGACTTGCTGAACGATCGGCTTCTCGGGAACTCGGATGACCGGGTCCATAGTCATGTCGAGAGACAGATAGGTGGTCTGATATTGGAACTCTTGGTAGACCTGACACATAGCGAGGTGAGAAGTAGAGTGCCAAAATGCGGGAGGCTGGATGCCAGTATCGAGATCCATGTTGGTGAGGTTGACGATCACGTAGCCCGTCTTCGGTCCGTCAAAAGCGGACTGACCTGGGGCGAGAGAGGGCCTCCACAAAGGATCGGAAGTGAATGGCATTCGAACCCCAAAATTAGCGGGGAGGGGTGGGAATATCTTGGACCTGCGGGAGAAGTACTCCACAGGTGCCCTCGTCTTCACGGAGGTTTGTATTCGTCGTTTCTTCTTGTTGGCCAACGCGGCCCTGACCTTGGCGAGAAGCTCTGCCTTTTTGCCCATGGAGTTATTTAGTTAATGAAATTAACTTGGTTAAATAGTAATTGGCTTCCGCTGGCGCTAATCAAGATTCTGCCAAACCTGGGGCTAGCCGCCCCGTATCCTTCGCTGGGCCTACTGGGCTCGTGGCCGCTGCGGTCGGCCCCCCTCCCTCCGCTACGAGCCTTCCGGCCCTCCAATGAATGACTTCGTTTAAATTTGTTCACAAGGAATTACTTATATTCTACAGGGTCGTCTCCTTGAAGGGCATCGTCTTCGCCAAGCTGGAAGACATTGAATCGAGCCTGTATGAATGGCCAGGCCTGAGGATAGAGTACTTCTGGGTTTCTGTTGCCTGTAATGATGAGCGTGGGGTTCTGAAGTCTAACGCCTGCTCCACCTTTAAAGGGAAAGATGTAGGTCCCATCGCACATTTGGTTAAGGGCTGTTGACTTGACGGTCTTTCCTCCTGAATATTCGTCAAAAAGCAGGAACTGGGTATCCTCTCGGATATCGGACTGGAAAGATTCAGAAGTGTTGTACCAAGAACACCGAAACGTGTCTGATAGCCATTTAAGCCAAGAAGTCTTACCGAAGTTCGGTCCTGTTGACCAAACCCAATAATGTCGCTGCTTGACTCCAGCTGGGTGGAGTGGCATCTTGATATTCCAGGAATTCGGGATGGCGACGGAACAGGTCTGAAGATGATCTCTGACTGCCAACGTCTTGTAGAGTTTGAGTCCGAGGCTGATGCGTTGCAGGTCGGCGATTCTTGCGAAGTCTTGCTCGACCCAAGCTGATAGTGTTAAAGTTCCTTTTACCACTTGATCCAAGTCTTTAAACTTAGAAGTCTTCTGGGTGAAGGCCTTCGGATCGATGTTGCCAATCCAGACTCCGTCCTTGGCACAGTACTTGACGACATGCTTGGCGCTTTTGGCGACTTGGTAGTTCCCTCGGAAACTCCCAACTGAGAACATGTCTGGGGTCCAAGTGATCTTCTTCACGGTCTTGAAGAAGGCATGGAGATGGGGGCTGCCGTCTTCGTGAAGCTCGCTGGCAACCAACCACTCATCCAGGGCGTAACGAGCCTGAATCGTGGAGAGGTACTCCTCCTTCGTGAGAGTACATTGGGGCATAG